CATTCATATAGAAAATACGCTTTTCAGGTGCACGTACAATTCTGTGAATTAACATTGCATCTTCCATTAAAGTATATTGCTTAAATAATTTTCTTGCTGGTTCAATGTATGATCTACCATATGGTAAAAAATTCATATCAGATAATAATCTAAAATGAGCCATTTCATAATTATCAAATATTATAGAACTAGCTTGGTTACCAGAATTTGGTACATTATAATAACCGTATGTTGAAGTTGATACTCCTTCTGGTTCAAATCTAAATTTAACTTCAGATGGGTTATGCATTTTATCTTCATCTTTATCATACCCAATTTGTCCTTCTATTCTTTCAATATGAAATGCAGTATAAGGTATTACGTTATAAACACCAAATTTTTCAGCAATTTCTAACTTTAAGAAGAAATCCCCATATTTACACATGTTTCTAATCCAAGGCCATAGGTTAAATTCTATGTTTAAAACATCATAAAATAAATTATATAGAATTTTTTGTATATCTTCATCTGCAGATTTAATAGATAATACTTCACCCATATCATTTTTTAATGTACTTTCGTCTGCTACTATGTCTAATGCAGAAGCTATAATAGCATCCATATCCATTGCATCATAATCTGAATATAGTAAAGGACGCATTACCTGGTAATTAAACGCAGCTTGCTGTCCATAAATTGATGTTCCTGAATTTGAGTAGATTCTATTAAATCTATCTACTAATGCATTTGTTTCTAAATCACCTGTTTGTTGTGCTTTATTTACATCAAATACTTTAAGTTGATTTCCACCAGCATTACGTATAATTACGTCTGTTGAAAATAATCTTCTTAATCTTGAAAATAAACTTTTATCTGCCATTCTATTTTATATGTTTATAAATATTATATTTATTATCCTATTAACCAACTTACATCGTGGTCTTTACCACCTATGTTAACTTTATATGGATTTTCTACGTTACTACCAATAGCACCCTTACCCCCATAACCTCCACTCCATGTTACTTTATTGCTTTTTACTCCACCTAATGCTGCTCTTGCCATATCTAAACTTTGTTGTTGAAACTTCAATGAAGTGTCACGTAGGAACATACCAATTCCAAATGACATAACCAAGTCATCATTGTAGCCTCTTTGAGCTTCTGGTCTTCCATTACGCCAAACGAATACTTTCATTTCTTCTAATAAACGTTTTGAGCGAATAGTTACTGATTTATCACCAACAAATTCTCTAAACTTATTAATACATAAAGGTCTTGTTCTCATAGACATAGTAAAACCAGGTACCATTTCAGAATTACCTTCATATACTCTTAAGTATGATTCAGCTGTCATTTTATCTGTTTTAGGTGACTGATATAAATTTCTATATCCTCTTTCTTTAATTGCATCTAATGTAGCCCAACCAATATTAGCATTTTCAACTACTAACATAGCATTATTATATTCTGTAGCTAAGCCAGTTAAAAAATAACCAAATTCTTTAGGTGGTAATTGCCCTTTATATTCTGCTACTTGAGTATTTGTTTCAATGTCAATTACATGACATGCTGAAAAATCTTTACCATCACCTCTAGCTACGTCAGCTGTAACCATATATTCTCTAGTATAATCAGGTGATTCCCAAACCCATAAATTTTGGTCTACACCTCTTCGTTCTAATGGTTTTTGTATTGTTGTTTGTTGAATAAATTCAATCCATTCAGAGTAAAATACTATATCACCTGAAGTACTAAAATCACAATCACATTCTTGTGCTGCCATTCTAGGATCACCTAATAATTCATCTTGTTTATCTCTCCATTCTTGATTTCTTTCTGGATGAACATACCAAGGTAATTTAATTGGTACAAAATCATTTTGATTGCTTTCTGCTGATACCCATGTTTTATGAAACCAATTTCCAGTACCATAAGGTGTACTTAATACTATAGCACCACCACCTGTAGCTAGTGTTTGTTGTGCTGAAGCCCATATTTCACCAATTTGATCAATGAATGCTGCCTCATCAATTAGTAGCAAAGATACTGCTTCTGATCTACCAGCATCTGAACTTGCAGATGTTGCTTTAATAATTGAACCATTATTAAGTCGAAGTGATAATTTATTATTTTCTTCAGCTGGTATTTTAAGCCATGAAGGTAAATTGTCATACATAAATTTTACCTTTGTAACCATGTTACGAGCTGTTTCTTGCTTAGTTGCAATACATAGTATATTTTTATCCTTATGGAATAACATTATCCATAAAGAATAACCCGCTGATAAAGTTGATAAACCTAATTGTCTAGATTTAAGAATAATTGAGTAAGGATTTTCTTGCATTAAATGCAATACTTTTTCTTGAAATGGAAATAAATTAAATAATATTCTACCTCTTTGTGGATGCTGGATGTTACAATATTTTTTCATAAAATGTGCAGGGTCCTTAGCACATTTAAGATATTCTTGTCTTATTATTTTTTTTAAATCCCCGCTCATATTGGTTTTTAGGTGGAACTATTATTTCTTTCTAATTTTTTCTACTGATCTTCCTCCGAAGTAAGCACCAATAACTGTTATTAGTACTAATTGTAATAAATCTGTCCATTTTTCTTCAACTGTAAACTGAATAGTTCCAGCATCAATGAATATCATAAGAACAGTAGAAACAACTAAAAATATTAAAACCATAGGTCTTACATTTTTACTTAACCAACTGTCTGACTTCATATCTGAAGCCCATCTGTCAGTTATATTTTGTTCCATTTTAGCTTCATGTTCTACTATTAAAGCCTTAATTTTTTGTTCTGCTACTAATTTTTCTTCTTTTGATGTATGTAAGCTATCTATAACTCCTCCTACACCTTTTACTAGGTCAGCTGCGCCGCCTGAAAATATTTTTGATAAAATTCCCATAACTATCTTTTAGTTTATAATAAAGATTCTAATTCTTTCTTTATTTTAGTTAATTCTCTTAATCTATTTTTTAATTCTTCTTTTTCTGGTCCTTCAGGAAGAGCAGAGTATTTTTTAACTACTTTTCTCATTTCTTCCTGAGTGGCAGCTAATTTATATCCAATTTTAGATAATGGCTCTCCTTTTAAATCACCTGCTTTTGGCTCATCATCTTCTTCTTTTAATTTTCTAGGATCATACATTACAATTTCATCATATGCTTTACTAACATCACCTTTATATAATTGTTTTACAATTCTTTTACCTAAGTATTCTAATTCATCATCAGTTAATGAATGAGGTCTACCCATGTTTTCTAAATAAGCCTGACCTATGTCTTGAAAATCAGCGTAAGAATCATCTTCAAATACAGCAGTTGGTTCAACTGGGACATTATATTTGTCAATTACACTATCATCATATTTATGTTGAACATATCCATCATCTTGATCATCACCTTCACTTATAGATTTTTGTAATTTAGCTGTTTTTTCTAACTCAGCATTAAAATCTTTTTGTGCTTGAACATCTTCCTGAGATGCTGCTTCTAATATATCAATTATTTCTTCTTTAATTTGAGCTTTAAATTCTGATTTTTTCATTGTAAGAATATTTTGTTATAAATATCACGAAAAAACTACTGATTTAACAGATTTTATACGTTCTTCAGTATTACCTTGAATTGTTGTGTATTTAACATTCCTCCAATCTAATATTTCTAATATTTTTTTATTAATATTATCTCTATAAATTATATCAGTTTCCCTAACTCCATTATCTTCCATTTTAACTCCTACAGGAGATACATAAAATAAATGATCATAATCATCAATTAGATTTGACAACGCAGCATTTAAAAAATATGATTCATTAGCATTCATTGATTTTGATAATGCACTAAATGCCATAACATCAATTACAGTTCTATCTGTTATAATTTTATCACATAATAACTCACTTGCTCTTTCAGCTGCAAATACGAATTGTCCTTTTAATGTTGAGTCAGTATTTAATGGTATTCCCATATCCATTAAATGTTTTGAACGCTCAGTCCTTGATTTATAACCTTTAAATTCAGGTAATTTAGCTAATTCATTAACTAATGTAGTCTTACCTACTGACATAGTGCCGCAGAATCCTATTTTCATAACTTAGTTTTTTATTAATATACGAAAGAATTATAACTCTTCCAAATTTTTATTTCTATTTACATCCCAATAATAATCTGAATGTTCGTAATTATCTTTTATTGGTTTTTGTGAATCACCAGGTTTTACTCTATAGCTATCTGAGTCAAAATGTTGTGTTGATACTTCAAATATAGTAGCTCCTTCTGTAAGTGCTTTCATTTGATGTGGTTGACCAGGTAGTAAATGAATACAATCACCTTCTTCAATTGGTAATGAATGTTCTTTAGATGTTTCAGTGTCAATGTATTTATATAAAAATTTACCTTTAGAAATATACCATGCTTCATCTTTTAATAAATGAAAGTGCATTGAAAATTCTTTATGTTTTTTAAATACTAATAACTTACCACAATATTTATCATTGTTAATAATCCATAATTCATGACCCCATGCTTTTTCATGTATATCACCCTGATATGGTTGCGCTTGTAATGTATGTTCTCTCATATTAGTTTCTATATGTTTCACCTTTAGGTGCTGATTGCTTATACCAAGGCAAACCTTCTCTTTCTCTCATTATTTCTTTAAAATCTTCTTCGCTATAAGGAATACCAGATAAAAAATATCCTTTTTTAAATTTACTTTGTCTTGATAATGGTACAATAGCTGGATCATCATATCTATGATGTTTAAAATGATCTTCACCTTCCATTTTTATTAAGTAATGTCTAGCACCACCATATTTAATAACTTTTTCTTCAAATAATTTTACTTTGTCTGAATATTTTTTTCCCATGTTTATTTATTTAATTTATTAGTATTCTCTTTTGGCATTATTAACCCACCTATAGTATGAATTTTATCATCTTCTTCAGACCAAGGTCCTGGTTTATCTACGTGCTCTAAAAAATCATTTATTTCTTTTTGATCTTTTAATATTTGTTCTGCTACTAAAGTACCATGAGCTCCTGATACTGAAATACCCCTAGCAGATAATGCATCACCTACAAAGTGAACATCTGGATATTTTGTTAAACTTAAATCCTTATAATTTACTAATGGTTCTGGAGCTAAATATTTAACTTCAGGTATGTAAATACCCCAATCATCTTTTAATGTTGGAAATATTTTTTTCATATCATTAATAAAATCTTCTATGTATTTATAGTATCCTTTAAATGCATCTTTAACTACATCTAAATCATTAATTTTAGTAGATGATACATCAATTCCTTCTGATGTTGTAGATGGTTCTCTAGTTGGACTATAAAATAAACCTGTACTATTTTCTTGTACTTTACCTACTAACTCTCTAGCCCATTTAAATGGTTTATCTATACCTTGTACTTCCATTAAAATACCAAAATTAGTCATATCATTTCTAAATGCTTCATCTTTTTTAGCGTGACCATTATAACTGTGGTCTCCATATGTTTCCTCTACTGCTACATATGCTGCATTATTATTTGTACAAAATGATCTTAATGATACACCTTCATCTTCAAATTTTCTATATAATTTAAAATCATAAGCTACATCAATTAATTTTTGAAAGTGCTTTTGTGGTGCTTCAAATCTAACACCTACTTGAGCTGGTTTTTCTTCTGTTGGTAGTTTATATTTTTTCATTATTTCAGAAGTAAAATCAATTCCCGATTTACCTACACCAAATATAAGTTTATCATATCTAATAAATTGAGATGAACCATCACCTGTTATTATTACTTCATTATTTTTAAAATCAATATCATTAACTTTAGTTTGCCAGTGAAATACTACACCTTTCATTATTAAATAATCATACCAACTTTTACCTATTTCATGTAAATAGTCAGTACCAATATGCCAACAAGGAAATAATCTTAAACCAAAGTATGGTTTAATAAAATCTGGTTCTTCATCAGGGGATGATAATATAATTTGTTCTGGGTGAGGGTGAAATCTAGTAAAATTATCTACTACTTGTTTCATTAACTCCATTGCTTTCTCATTACCTACATACTTAGATAATTGACCACCAATTTGTGTTGAGTAAGTTAATTTACCATCAGACCAACCACCTGCTCCTAAATAACCAGTCATTACCTCTTCGTAAGGCCTTAAATATGGGTCTTTACCCATATCTATAATTGTTATTTTACCATTAAAATTGTTGTCTACTAATTTAGTAGCGGCATTTACTCCTGCTACTCCTGCTCCAATAATTACTACGTTTTTAACCATATAGAATTAAATTTAATTGTTATGAATATACGAAAAAAAAATGTGGACTCCAAATGGAGGCCACAGATCTCTTAATTTTCTTTTTATGCGACTGGCTATGAATCAGTCTTAATTTTTTATTAGCAATTACAGCATTCACACCCACATGAAGTACCACAATTACAGTTTGTACAGTTACACATATTATTTAAGGTTTTAAGTATTTACTAATTTTTTTCATTGCCTCTTCTGCTGATATATTTCCTCCCATCCAATTATTATGGACGTAATATAATACATCTTCCTCATCAGAACTACCTACATTTATTCTTTTTATACCTCTGTCAATAACTTTTTCTAAATCTTCATTATAATCACCTAAATCTATTCCTATATTTTCGTTTACATAATCTTCATCATCTAAATCATCATAATCACCTTCTTCTAACCCATCAACAAATTTACCTAATGTAACATCATATCTATTATTTGAATACATTAAATTAAATGCTCCATATCCTTCTAATCTTGATAATTCATTTGGAAAATAAGTTCTAACTATTTCTCTAGCATCATCTGATTTTTGTTCTATATCATCAACTATGTTTCTTAAATCATAAACAGCCTCATCTTGAGCTGGACTTTCTTTCATTAAATCTGGACCTGCTGGTTTAGATCTTGGTTTACCATCTGGGGTATACCCACATGAGCCTTCAGCTAAATATTGGTCTTTTAAGAATTTTTTTAAATTAAAGTTATCCATATTATTAGTATTTCCAGTATTTGTCTAATCCAACTCTTTCTAAATTAACATTACCTTCTTCAGCACTTTCATTACCATCTCTATCACTCGCTCCTACAAAATCGTAAATTTCTCCAGCAGGTGTTTTATTTGTAAAAATAAAAACATCAGCGTTATCATAAATTCTATCTTGTTCTTCATCTGATAATAATTCATCATATAACGTATAATCAGTCATATCATCCTCTTGATAAACAATTGTAAATGCTTCGTCGTTTATTTTTTTAGGCATTAATTCCTCTTTTAACAGCTTGCCTTCAGCTAAATACTTTTTTAAATCAAAGTTTTCCATTTTTATAAATTATATTTTATTACAGCAATTTTTTTATTTGCTAAATCAATTATTTCTGGGTCTGTATCATCATCACCAAAACCTCCTCCTTTAAAACGATCATCAAATTCAGAAGCTATTTTAAATGAAAATCCAGTTAATTCATCTACATCAGTAGCAGATGCATCATCCATATCGTCTAGTTTCCAATTAGCTAATTTAGTACCTAATTGTTGTTCTACTTCAGGTTGATAAGCTTTTAATACTTTAAGAAGTAATTTTGATAATCCATCTTCTTTTAATAAGCTACCTTCAGCTAAATCTCTTTCTAATCCTTCACGTTCAGTATTATCTAGCGAATCTACAAAACTTTGCAAGTCAGTAGGGAAAACTGTTTTGTAATCTATAGATTTTTTTAATTCTAGATATTTGTCTAGAATTGGGTTTTTAAAGTCTTCTTCAAATAGCCTTCCTTCAGCTAAATATTTTTTTAAATCAAAGTTATCCATTTTTTATTTTAAATCACCCATTATGTCTTCTACGACATTCATGAAATCGTTCATATCTATATTACCATCCATTAATTGGTCAACATGAATCATCATTTCTTTCTTTAATGAATCTTTTTTAGATCTACCCATTTCCATTTCAAATTCCTCATCATCAATATACATTTGTTCTTTTACATCATCTTCTTTATTTTCATTTAAACCTAATTCTTCTTTATCTTTTAAGGCTTGAACCCACATAGCAGCATATTCTTCATAAGGTACCTCTAAATCTATTCCTTTTTGCTTTCTTGCTTCATCACGATAGTAATCATCTAATTCTTTTGATAACTTAACCATTAAGTTATAATTGGAATCATTAAACTTAGAGATATTAAGTTCTGGGTATTTTCCTCTCCATATTTTATTTAATTTCCTTACAATTGAACTATCAATATACCAATCTTCAGCATCTACACTTCTAGAACCTACTGTTCCTCCTGATTCATTCCATGTAAATCCTGTAACTGCAGGAACACCTAATTGTCTTTTCATCACACCATAGGACATATACTCATAATCTTCATCTTGAAAGTATTTAATTATATCAGCCGGTGCTCTACCTTTAATACCTTTTGCTAATTTATCGCTTATTGTAACTCCATGCTCTTCATCCAAGAATATAAGTATAGCTTTATCTCTATCACTATATGATTCTATATCTTCAATATCTTCAAAAACTTCAGGTGAACCCATTGAAAGATATTTTTTTATGAATCTTGAAGATACATCTTCTTTTAATAAGCGACCTTCAGCTAAATATTTTTTTAAATCGAAATTGTTCATTTATTCTTTATCTTCATTTAAACCTAATTCTTCTTTATCTTCTTTATCAAGTAATGATACTAAAAATTTATAAGCTCTTCTTACAGTCATATCCATAATAGGTTGTTCATTTAAATCTCTAATGATGTCTTTAAGATGTGGTCTATCAAATTTAGATGAAAATAAATCACCTTCATTTATTTCTTCTTTTTCTTTAGCTTCATGAGCTGCTTTTACACTTTCTAATGTAGGTAATGCTTCACCAAATTTTCTAGTATCGTATCCAGGTGCATTTTCGTTTAAAGTTTGTT